CGTGAGTAGAAATACCAGCATTATACTTTTGTACAATATTGCGGAAAAGTGAAGTTTCTTCAACTCTCTTATTTGTGGCTTTGGCTAGTAGAACAGCCATTTCTTTTTCAGCATAAGTGATCTTCTCACCAGTTGCTTTTTCATCAAATTGCATCTTGCTCTTTTGTAGAGCTTCGATTTCGGTTGCTTTTTCTGCTAGAGCGGCACGTAGGTCATCTAGAGCTTTTAGATTTGTTGCACCTGCAGTTTCTGCGTCTTTAACGCGCTTTTCTGCATCAGCTAGAAGCTTTTCTGCTCCGGACTGGCCAACTTCAATACCTTTTGTTACAGCAGCACTAGTAGCTTCTGCAATCATCTTCTGTAGTTCTTCTTTATCCATAAATTCTTCTTCCTTTGGTTTTTCTTCTGGGAGTTCCTGATTATCTTGCCCTTTAGCAATTTCTTCTAGGTTTTCCTCTGGTGGGTTAAATGATTTTTTAAACTCTAAGTAATCAGCTTCACTATCAAAGCCTTTAGAGACTGAGAATAGACTATCCTGATTTGCTGGAACAGAAACTACACTAACTTCCAGTAGTTCTAGATCTTTAATTACAAAAATATCTGTAGTACTATCGTAATCTGCATCCTTAACTTGGAATCCTATACTAAAAGCTTTTAGGACCCCTTCTTTAATTAGCTGGTAAATTTCTTCGGCAGCTGTGCTGATTCTAGCAGTGATCTTTAAACCTCTTTCGTCAACGGATAAGGATTCTGCTACACCAATTGGTCTAGAGTGGTTATGATACGCTAGGATAATTGGATTTTGCTTGTAGCTGTTTAAGCCACCTTTGGTCCAAGCTTCCATTGCTACAACATCACCAACTCTATCTTTTGTAGTAGTATTGGCATAGCCAACAATACGTAATTCGCCTGTTACTTCATCTATACTTTCAGAAGATTTCTCTATAGAGAAATCGGAGATAAGCTCAAATTTCTTATTTAGCTGCATCTTTTGCGGGGGCTCCTCCACCCGGTTCACCTGCCGCACTACCTGCAATATTTGCGGGTACACGTAGGTCATCATGCCCCGGTTTGGGGACGTATCTTAAAGTTTCTCTAGCTTCATTAGGACTAATGATGCCACCATTTACAAGAGTACTATGGTACATAGCCTCATCTTTCAAATCTGGCTGTATAGCGGAAACTTTTGAAGCTTCTGGCTCTAGGTCATAACCAAAGAATCTTTCAAAACCAGCATTTACCATTCTAACAAGTGGTAAAATTGTCTCCATATAAAAGAGTCTGAGATTTGGGGTAATGTTTGCATTATTACCACTAGATATTAATACTTCTGGAACTCCTAAAGCTACTAGAATTTCTAAGTCTTTAGAAGTTATTGAATCTTTGAAATCTAACTCGCGAAAGTTTACATCCGTAATTTTATCTAAGTCTAGTCCACCATCTAAAATTAGGGGTCTTTTGCCACCCTTAGTTGGAGAGTACTGTGCTTGCCAAGACTCAATCATACGAGCTTTTATTTTATCTCCAAGTACATTAGGAGATTTAATAACTAAACCAGGTACGGCTCCATTTTTAAAGAAGTTACCTTGGAAAGCTGTCATATCACTGCGTACTTTCAAAGTATCAGCAGTTGATTTAAGTCTAGAAGTTCCCATGTATATGGAAGTACTAGAATTATCTGATATGTGCAATACTTCACTAGGTTTAAAGTCTATAATGCCATTATACTTGTAGCCCTTTACATAAATTAAAGGATCTGTTAAGATTTCCATCTGAGATGCTGGTAGATTGTAGAGATATACACCATCATAGTATATAAATGCATTACCAGTTAATACTAAATCAATATAGATAAGTCTACGAAATTTATTAGTATCAATATATGGATTAGGCTGAAAATTAAGTAGGTTTTCTACTTTAGCTTTTCTAGTACCAATTGTGGGGGTTACTAAACCATTTATCTTTTCTTTTACATCTACATCAAAACTAGATGCTCCATTAACAATCATATCTACAGCACGTCTAACAGTAGTTAGGGCGTCATACGCTTGTTCAAAGGTGATAGTATTATCTGCATAAATACTATCACCTTCATTCCTAGCGATCTCGGCCTGTGCTGGGTTTAACTTCTCAATAATCCAAGACTTAATACTCATACTTCAAACCTATTTCCTTTACTTAAATTCTCACTAGCGGGTAGATGTTGAAGATTGAATTCACAATGAAGTCCACATACTAATTTACCTTGTAATGGAACTATGTGGTCTACGTGATAACCAGTAGGGCAAGTTCGATAAATTTCTTTTATAGCTATCAGATTTGCCCAATTTGGGGTAGCTTGTAATTTTGTAGCTCTACGTTTTGCAGATTTATACGCGTCTTTATCAAGATTATTTAATCTACATCTTTTTGCTATTAATTTGGACTCCATTGGGTGCCTAGCTCTCCAAGAGTATGTTAACTTAAGGTGTCTTTCTTTATTTAAATTATAATATTCTTTTCTTGAGCTATTATAGCAATCTTTACATTGGCTAAAAATAATAGATTTGTCATTAGTATAGTAATAATCTATTGTTTTTGGTATATTACAATCTACACATACATAGTATCCAGTCAAGGATTCAAATAACCTTTTTAACCCAGTACCTTTATATTCATCAAAAAGCTCATTAAAGTACTTAGATCTTATTCTATATAATATATTACTAGGATCCTTGAATCCTGCTAAAGTAAAATATTCTGCACTCATATTTAATAATATGAGTTTTATAAACTCTGATGCTACTAACTTAGTCTTTCTATGTACTAATAAATTTTTATCCATATTTAATATAAATAGAATACTTGATACTAGTTCATCTATATTCATTTCGTCTCCTTTTTAGACAATGTTTGGTGAGCTATCTAGTGAAAAAGGCACTAGAAAGGCTGGCCGGCCCTTTCGCTCAGTTTTAATCTTTATGTAACTTACCGTATTGAATCTTGACCCAGTTAGCTTGTTTTGTAGCTGTATGAAGGGCTGGTTTGCTGCCATAAATAGTGTGTAGCTTTACATGATGCTCGTTACATAAGGTAACGGCATCTTCATATAATTCTTTCTCGTGCTCCGCTATAAAGGTATCGCGATGGAATATAACGTCATCAACATCGTCAATTGAAACACCTGTAGTAACCTTCCACTTCTCCCATAGTAGGGTAAGTGATGAATAGTGGTGAAACTCTAAGTTTTCAGTAGTATCGCAGATTGCACAACAAGTACCTTTAGGATACCTTGCTTTAGCTTTATCTCTTAAATACTTAACTTCATCCCGTTTTAATTCGGACTTTTTACCAGTATTTGCTGCCACTATTAAACTGCTCCTGAAAATCTTTTACTCTAAACATAATAGGGCTATTATCCCATAAGTATAAAATAAATTCAAATCAATTTTTACTATACTAAAGTATGTTACTTCTTCCTGATTTTTAACACTGTCAATACACCTGTTTAGTGTCTCAGCTGCATTTAGTGTAGGTGTTATAATTGTTATCCTGTAGTTAGTATAACATCAACCAACTGGTGGAGATGGTTGGCAGAATGCTTGTGTTGCAGCCTCTCTTACACCTTCTATATTCCAGTAATGGTAGTTACCAAACTCAGAATTATCTAGTGGTACGAAAGACTGTCCTAGGGTACTACCAACTAATAGTTGGCTGTAGGTTGTATCTTCGGAAGTAAGCACCCTAGTACCTGAACCATAGGCTACCCATACTAACGTATAAGTTTCTCCTTGATATACGGTTTGAATTGCGTAGACATCTGAGTCACTACAGGATACATTTATTCCGTTGCCAGCCCAAGTTAAACCTATAGAACATGGGGAAACATAAAATGGATTTAGTGCAAAGTATGCCATATGCGCCTCTAGTGTCATACATGGTGGTGGTGCTGTACAACTAACAGATTGATAATTATCACCAACCTTAACGTAAACACTGCCTATAGGAGAATAAGCTCCATTAGCTTTATGACTTACACTAAGCGCACAAGAGTAGGAACCTCCTGCCTTGACCTTGAAGTGGCCAGTAGCTTCTTCTGGGGGTCTTGTTGGCATAATTATTGGGTGCCTACTAGAGATTTAGCGAATTTAGCGAATCTCATATAGTTTTAATCCAAATTGTTCCATTTGGGCGACCATCTGCATTTACAGGATCATTTGGTGATATAACTAGAAAGTCGCAGGCAGCTTCTGTTCCTCCGGATACAGATAATCCTGTACTAGCACCATTAATATCTTTCTTGATAGCAGCTACTCCTCCTCCAGCACTATTTGTAATAAATTCATCTATTTGGATTTGTGTACCCGTTATACTCTCACTTGTTGAAGGATTAAAAGCGAAGAAGTTACCCCAGCTTAAATCTTTAATAATCCATCCTTGTGAACTACATTCTGCCATAATTTTCCTTTAAAATGTTCCTACGTTTGATCTGTAACTATATAAGGCATAACGCAATGCATCTGCCATATGGGAGTACTTATCATGTACTGGTTTCTCAGTAATTAATGTTTCCTTTGGGTCCCAACGGAACTGATCTAGTGCAGCTAGAAGGTGCACACATTTGGGGGCAACAATTAATTTTCCTTGTTCAACAATCATCTGAACATATGCAATCCCATCCAGCACGGACTTAGTTGCATTAATTGTAGAAATATCATGATTTACAGCCCAATCGTAGCGAGTCTGTTGCGCAGCAGAATCAATAAAGATCATCTGTACATCATACTTATCTTCTAGAGTTTTACACTCTACCGCGTACTGATCTGTAGTCATATTTGCTTGCTGGAATTCGTCTAGGGCATAGAAGGTCTGAGAATCATAGTCATACCCCAAAACGAGCATGGCGGTAGGGTCTTTGAAACCGATATCAAGTCCCATAATTCTTTCAAGATGTTCCCATCTATCTACCGGCATGATGCACTTGTGGTCAAACTTAAAGATCTGTCCTTCGAACACACTAAAGCTAGCTTCAAACTCTTGAGCGAATCGCGAAGCTGGCATAGTTGCACGAGCTTCATTAATATCATCTTCGCTAGCGCGGGGATTCTCACGGTAGTCAGCATGGATAGAAGCCCATCTAGCAAATGCAGGGATAGAGTTGAATCCATAATGCCAATAAGTTGAAAACCAATTGTTACGTCCCCGAGGCGTAGAAATGAAGATAGCTTTAGCACTAGGCTTATCTAAGGTTGGACGTAGTGCGATCTCGAATGCTTCTTGACCATCACTAGTTAAAGCAGCCTCGTCAAAGATAATAAGATCATATGATCGACCTACGACGCTATCAACCTGAGATACCGACCCCATCCGAATCGTAGAACCGTTCTTTAGTTCAATAATTCTATCTTTGGCGTTATCTCTGAGTACCTCTAGTTTAAAGTGATTAATTAGTTTACGTTGCTCTTCGAATGAAATTGACGATAGGGCATAATTAGGGGACATGATAAGCACGTGACTATTAGGAACTAGAGTAACTAGCTGTCCGATTATATTCGCTATGGTTGTTTTGCCTACGCGGCGGCTGACAGCAGCTACTACGAAACGATACTTTGGACTATTCAAAGCGTTAACTATTGCAATCTGTGGTCCATTAAGTTCTATACCTAGTAAGTCAACGTACTTTTTAATAGGGAGCTTAATAAACCTATCCTCTACAGGAAACTCAGTAATCTCTGTACTACTAATATCAGGCCTACTAATCTTTAGCATACTTCAAACCTATTTCCTTTACTTAAATTCTCACTAGCTGGTAGATGTTGAAGATTGAATTCGCAATGTAATCCACATACTAATTTACCTTGTAATGGAACTATATGATCTACATGATAACCAGGAGGGCAAGTTCGATAAATTTCTTTTATAGTTATCAGGTTTGCCCAGTTTGGGGTTGCATTAAGTTTAGAGGCTCTACGTTTAGCATTATAAGCATAAAATAGCGGTTTATTATCCTGATAGTACTTTAATCTATTATCTTTATTAACTTCTCTGTACACCCTATCTTTTGCTAAAATATACTCTATATTCTTTTTTCTATATTCTTGTTTATACTCAGCAATACTGACTTTATTGGTTTCGTAGTATTCTTTTATACGTGGCTTATCACATTGTTTACATGCATGATGTAACCCATCTTTTGTAGATCGGTTTTTAATAAAGTAAGAGTAGTCTAATATAGAGTTGCAGCAAGAACATCGTTTTTTATTTATTAAAGAACAAAAATAACTAGGCCATTGCTTGCCTTTTTTATCATTTTTTATGCTAGGATATGCCTTACTCATATACTTGCTGAAACTATCAGTGCTAGCATAACTACAATAAGTATATAATTCGTCCGTACTACTTAAAGCTTTAGTAATAAACTGCTTCCACGTTATACTTATTTTCCTAGTTCCGTATTTAGGTAAAAACACTTCACCAATTCCGAATTTAACTACTAACACATCATAAATTTCATTAACTAAATTTTCCACACTGTCTCCTTTAAGACTTTTATTGGTAGGGCTATCCTAGTGTAAAGGCACTAAGAAAGAGCTGCAGGCTCGGTTCACCCATAACAAGTAGGTTCTAGCGATTTATACGTCTAGGACCAATATAATTTTATATACTCTAGCAATTTACTGGGATAGGAGTTGACCTAGTAGAGCACCATACTGGCCCTCTCCATACGGGGAACCACCAGTATTAATTTGCACATTCGTTTGTTTACGTACACTACCTTCTCTAATCTTTTCAATATCAGCCATAGCCTTTAATTCTTCCATACGAATTTTATGCTGCATCATTAATAGCTCAGAGATATCTTTAGTAGACCCCAAACCGGTTTCCATCATTTCTTCTAATTTCTTCTCAATGAGGTCGTCGAACGCGGACGCTAATCGGTCGCGGTTACGGTAGCCAGCACTAAGGTAAACATGATCTAGATAGTTCTTGACTTCTGATTTTCTAAGATATTGTGAGACTTGCGTGGGATGTATGTCCAGCTCTCTAGCAGTAGCATTAATATCTTGCGTCTGTAAGTATACATTCAATATCTCTAGAGCTTCGGGAGATATAGGGACCAGCTCATTAGGTTTGGACATATAGGGAAGTTTGATAAATTTTCATAATGGCTAAGTCTAACATACAGATAGAAGAAAATCAACTTAATTTTGGACTATTTGGTAGGTTGATGCAGTGGGTGGGTGGTTAAGAAAATTAAGGAAAGTTTGGACAATTTGGGGTAATTTTAGCGCTTAATTAGGGCATTCTTGGTGAATTTTAAAGTTTTACGTGCGGGGTATAATAATTTGGACGATTTGGGGTCAGTTTTAGCGCTTAATTGGTTAGTCCTTAAATAATCTTAAAGTTGCGCGCGTTTATGGGCCTGTGAGCATTAGAAAAGTCAAGGTCTAATAACCGCCCCCGTACCTGGCATGCTTCTTGCATGGTCGAAAATATTTTTTAACCAAACGAAAAATAAACTTGCATTCTTTTGCTTCTTCTGTATAATGAATTCATCGAACGACACAACGTAGGAAATGAAATGAAAGAATATAAATTCACCATTCAAGCAGGCCAAAGTATTAAGGATGTTACAGTGTTGGCTACTAGCAAGAAGCGTGCCAAGATTAAAGTTATCGGTATGTTTGGC